GTTGCTTATTCTGGTCGCATCAAAATTAGTTTTCCCGCATCAGGATCAAACCCCGCAAATGATTACATTATCTTCTTGTTGTTTTTGATCCGCTCTGATGGCATTGTTGTGGAGTAATCATGGGCATAAAAGTTAATGTAACGGATCAAAATAATGTGTCCGTATCTGTAGTGCCACAAGCACGGCAGACAGTTAAGGTTGCAACTCCACCCAATCAAACTATCAAGATTGATCGTGGTTTAGTTGGCCCACAAGGATTAAGTGGTTACTCAGGTTATAGCGGTCAATCTGGGCAATCTGGATTATCTGGATTTAGTGGTTACTCAGGTCAAAACGGCACTATTGGTCACGATGGCGCATCTGGCTACTCTGGTTACTCAGGATTTAGCGGATATAGCGGATCAGGTACAAGTGGCTATAGTGGTTTTTCTGGTACTTCTGGATTTTCTGGCGCAATAGGGCAATCTGGATTATCTGGTTATTCTGGATTCTCTGGTCAATCTGGATTTAGTGGATCAGGCGTAAGTGGCTGGTCTGGATTTAGTGGAACATCTGGGTATTCTGGATTTAGCGGTTACTCTGGATCGGGTGTAAGCGGATATTCTGGATTCTCAGGCGAATCTGGATTTTCTGGTATTTCTGGATTTAGTGGAATATCGGGTTATAGCGGATATAGCGGTCAAGTAGGTGCATCTGGTATTTCTGGCTATTCTGGATTTTCTGGAATGAGTGGTCAGCAAGGTACATCAATCAACATTAAAGGATCAGTAGCAACTCCAGCCGATTTGCCTTTAGTTGGCAATCTTCCTAATGATGCTTATATTGTCGATTCCAATGGCGATCTTTATGTATGGTCTGGCACGACTTGGAATAATGTAGGCGAAATTGTAGGGCCACCAGGCACATCTGGTTATTCTGGTTATAGCGGTTACTCAGGAATTTCTGGTTACAGCGGTTTCTCAGGAATTTCTGGCTATTCTGGTTACTCTGGTATATCTGGCTTTAGCGGTAGCGGTGTAAGCGGTTATAGCGGCTTTTCTGGGTATTCTGGTAGTGGCGTATCGGGCTGGTCTGGATTTAGCGGTATAAGTGGTTTTAGTGGATTCTCAGGCTATTCTGGTAGCGGTGTTTCTGGTTACTCAGGATTTAGTGGTATATCAGGATATTCTGGCGCAGTTGGACAATCTGGTACAAGTGGATATTCTGGATTTTCTGGAATCAGCGGTTACTCTGGTAGCGGAGTATCAGGATATAGCGGCTACTCAGGAATAAGTGGGCAAAATGGACTATCAGGCTATAGTGGTATTTCTGGATTTAGTGGCTATTCTGGTATTAGTGGTTACTCTGGTTCTGGCGTATCAGGATATTCTGGATATTCGGGTAGCGGCATTAGTGGATATTCTGGCTATTCTGGTATTTCTGGGTATAGCGGAATTAATGGTGCATCAGGTTATTCTGGAATAAGTGGTTACTCTGGCATCAGCGGATTCTCTGGATATTCTGGCATTAGCGGATATTCGGGTAGTGGTGTAAGTGGATATAGCGGTTACTCAGGCTATAGCGGATCAGGTGTATCTGGATATTCTGGCTACAGCGGCATTTCTGGTTATTCTGGTAGTGGCGTTTCTGGTTATAGCGGTTACAGCGGCTACTCAGGAATTAGCGGATTCTCTGGTTATAGCGGTAGTGGTGTTTCTGGCTACTCTGGTTACAGCGGATATTCTGGCTCTGGCGTAAGTGGCTATTCTGGTTATTCTGGAATTTCTGGATATTCTGGCGCAGTTGGTCAAAGTGGCTATTCTGGAATTTCTGGTTACTCAGGATTTAGTGGTCAAAACGGTGGCGGTGGCGTACAAGGCTTTTATGGTTCTTTTTATGACACAACCAATCAAACTGCCGCAAATACAACAACAGCTTATGTTGTAAACATTGGTAGTCAATTTGAAGCTAATGGCGTAAGCATTGTTTCTGGTAATCAAATTAAATTTGCAAATGCTGGTACATACAATCTTGAATATTCATTGCAATTTGCAAATTCAGATTCCAATGGCGATAATGTCGATGTATGGCTAAGAAAAAATGGTTCTGATGTTGCAGATAGTAATTCTATTTACAATGTGCCAGGTACAGCGCATGGCGGTGCTGGTGCGTTAATTGCCGCAGTTAATTATGTTTTAACAGTTTCCGCTGGTGATTATTTGCAATTAGCTTGGGCAGTTTCTAATACAAGCATTTCTATTACAACAACTAGCGCACAGACTGGGCCAACTGTGCCAGTAACGCCAGGTGTAATTGTTACCGCAACTCAAGTAATGTATACCCAATCAGGTTACAGCGGTATAAGCGGTTATTCTGGCTTTAGCGGTATATCTGGCTACTCAGGCATATCAGGCTATAGCGGTTCTGGAGTGTCAGGCTATAGCGGATATTCTGGTTCTGGCGTAAGCGGTTATTCTGGATATAGCGGTTACTCAGGCGCAGTTGGCACATCAGGCTATTCTGGCTTTAGCGGAATATCTGGTTATTCTGGAACAAATGGTACTAATGGCGCATCAGGCATTAGCGGCTATAGTGGTTATTCTGGATCAGGAATTAGCGGATATAGCGGGTACTCTGGAATTTCTGGTTACTCAGGTTATTCTGGATCAGGCGTATCGGGTTATAGCGGTTATTCTGGGTACAGCGGATATGGCATTGCATTAACTTATGACACATTTACCGCCACCGCAAGCCAAACAACATTTAGCACATCATTAAGTTATACATCTGGCAAAATTGAGGTGTATTTGAATGGCGTTAAAATGCGTAACGGTACTGATGTAACAGTAACTAGCGGCACAAGCATTGTATTCGGAACAGGATTAACAGCGGGCATGATAGTCGATGCAGTTTATCCGCATTAAATAATATAAAAACATGACAAAACAAGATGAAGTAAATGAGTTGATGAACAACTATGAACGGGCGGTATTCTTAAAGGGTGATCCAGTTTATCCAAGAGAATCCACCCGTTATTTTTGGGCTAAAGATAATCTTTTAGGCAAAAAGATATTAGAGATTGGTTGCTCTAATGGCTATGGCCGACAGTTTTTGCCAAAAAATATTGAATATACGGGGTTAGATTATGACCCTAAAATCATTGAAAACGCCAAAGCACAAGTATGGGATGGTATTAACAAATTTGTTAATGCCGACATTAACACTTATCCGCTAGAACAATACGACACCATTATTGCTTTTGAAGTCATTGAGCATTTAGATAATGGTTTAGAAATTGCCAAAAAACTAAAAAAGCATTGCAAACGACTATTGATTACTTGTCCCTGGAATGAACCAAAAGGTTTTTGGGGCGAACATCACAAATTACACGGAATAAACGAAAGTCATTTTCAAGGTTTTGATATTTCTTATATTGGGGAACATGGGCAAATTACAAGTTATCCGCAACCCATCAATGAATACAATCGTTTTAATCTAATGATTGCCAAATGGGACAAAGCGGCACAAAGGAAAGAAATTTTATGTTCTGTGGCCACCAGAGGGCGTTATACAACGACTTTGCCAATGGTTTTGATGGCTATAGCCAATCAGACTAAAAGCCCAGACAAGCTGGTTATTTTTGACGATAACGACAATCCCGAAGATATGCGGGAAAACCCTATATACCAGCATATATTTCAAATATTGGATTACAAGAAAATTGCATGGGAATGGTTATTTGCCGACAAAAAAGGTCAGCATCATATCCATCAAAAAGCGAATGAGATGGGCTACAAATGGGTTTGGCGTGTAGATGATGATGCTATTCCAGAACCCAATGTATTAGAACAGCTTTATACCTATGCAAGCGAAGTGTCTAAAGTTGGCGATCCAATAGGCGCAGTTGGTGGGTCAATTTTGACTTTACCAGCAATATTTGATACATCAAAATCTACAGGAAAAATTGCCGACATTGATAAAGAACCCAATATTCAATGGGGAATTATCAATAAATCAGATTTTGTAGAGCATTTGCATTGCTCATTCTTATATCGTGCTGGCGTACATGACTATAACTTAGGTTTATCCCGTGTAGCACATCGGGAAGAAACGCTATTTACTTATGGATTGCATCAAAAAGGATATAAATTACTGGTTGCCCCTCATGCAGTAACTTGGCATTTAAAAGCGCAAGGCGGCATAAGGTCTGAAACAAACGAAGGGATGTACGCCCATGATGAACAGATTTTTAGAAATACACTACAGCTTTCCGACTACACCGTTGTTGTGCTTAATTGCGGGGCTGGTGATCATATTGTGTTTTCTCATGTGCTACCTGATATACATAACCCTATGGTATTTACTTGTTACCCAGAAATCGTGCCAGGCAGATCAATAGCAGAAGCACAAGCATTGTTTGGTGATTTAGACCGCTGGAATATC